TTCTCGGCACGGTGCTCACTTCATATTCGTTCCTTGAGTAGCTGCTTCTAGTTTTAGGATCTGCAAAATACTTTGGGTCGATCAAGACAGTGTCCTCTGTCTCCTCCCCGATGCGGGGCTTCTTCATATAGTGATAGAGGATTACGTTGCCGCCCTTTGAGTACTCTGAAAATTCTGCTTCATGAATATAACCACGGAAGCCTTCTAGGATAGTTTTCATTTATGTGATTTCCTATCGACGGCGAGGGCAGCGGCTTTCGTCGAGACGAAAGAATATTTCTCCGTATCGCTCCCGTGCTTCTGCCATCCCATCAGGCGATGGGGGGATTAACAAAACTCGCTCTTTGCCTTCTGTATAGGTGAACGTATCACCATAGGTCTGCTTCCCTTTATCTTTTCGTAGGCGTGTAAAGAATTGTTGTTTGGGATCGTTGGCGACAACCCCGGTAAATTTGCCATCAATTTCGCCAGACTGGTTTACCCAGTAAGCGTCGGTGTCTTGATCACTTGGGGGCTTATAGAAGAAACTATCTTGGTTATACTTTTTAGATAACTCAATGCCAAGCTCTCTCAGTCCTTCAATGCCAATTTCCTCTCCGCCGTAGCCGCCCACAGGAATAATAAAAGATTTCTCTCCCAATATTTCTATGTCTTCTTTCCCGGAAGCACTTTTCTCCCGAAAGCCACCATACGACGGAATGAACCCAAAGCCTGCGGCACGGATGTCTGCTTTGATATTCTGTTCGTTCTCTTTGTTCGTGCTAGTTTGATCTGCCTCTTCTTCGTCCGAGCAAGGTCCCCCTTTTTCGGCCGAGCAGGATCGGTCTGCTGATATAACAATAAACCCAAGATCTGCGTACTTAGTCATAACCCTATCAAGAGTAGCCTCTGTGATTACTTGCCAAGTGTCACCAATGTTCTTCTTGCTGTTGGATGAGCCCATGTATCTCTTCCAATTTTCAAAGATTCTGTCCATAATCCGCAGCCCTCATTCAGTTATAATACACACTACATAGTTTTCAAGAACAAGCTTTGCCTTTTCTTCGCCAACATTTATGGTTTCTACCATACGAAAAGGGACCACAACTTTTCCCCCTGATGTCCAAGACTTTTCGCAGTCTCCGGAAACAGAAAGGATCTCAAAGGTTCCATACTCTTCTGGTGGTTTAGCCTGGTCGGGGATCAAGAAAGACGATGCGTTCTTCCCTTGTGGTGATTTTACTTCATACTCTTTTAGTTTTAGTCTTCTGTTCACGGGTAATGTACTCATATCACAATATCCTTTCTTTCTTATATTACAGTATCTATTCTCTTATGTCAAACAATTTCGCAAACGCCGCCGGCACAAGCCAATTCTCCCTTAAGGTCAGTATTGTCTTCTTCCTCTATGACTTGGGTTAGGTCTATCCCTGCTAGATTTGCAGCCATTGCCTCGTAGGTCTCTTTTGAGCAATCCTCAAATGGAGCCTGTTGATAAGATCCCCCATCATAGGGCAAGACACTCAATCCGTTATAATGTTGACGGTTGTTCCACATCCAATCCCCGGCGTCGATCCACTCATTCTCATGAAGAGAGATGGTCGCCGAGACATTATGCCCATTTTGTCCGGACCTATGCCCGGTATTGACCCACTCTTTGGTAATCTTTTTAATTCTGCGCAAAAGCTGAAAGGCCGATTCGGTTCTGAGTATTGCGTTTTCTGGGGACTTCTGTGGTACCGAAATAATGGCTGTGTCATGAGGTCGGAAATAATCAGCCTCAACCAATTCTGGGTGGTGGTCAGCTAGATATGTATATATCGATTCATTCTTGCCTACTCGGAGACGCCGAATATAATAATCATTGTGCCAAGCGTGAATACCGCTAGAAGTCCCAAGGGTCAGGCTAGTTGTTCCCGCTGGTTTTACACAAGTTGTTCGTGCGGCTTTGTTGATCCCGATTGCTTTAGCCACCCGAGCATTCTCCTCCTTAACGACATTAGCAGCGGCTGCCAAATCAATATCATCGTCCAATACACGTCCGGAGGCAATTCCAGTCATAGATACTCCGATAAGAGCGTCTTTCTCTGTCACTCTTTGCCAAATTGGGCGAAGGTAGTGGAAGTCTGTGTAGCCGGCTTGTAGCGTGCCGATAAAGGCGGCTGCTCGCACTCGCTCTTCCAAATCATTCTGCCCTTCGATGTTGCTGACATTGACCTCCGTCAGGTTACAGAACTGGAAGGGGCGAAGACCGATCTCGCAACAAGGGTTGGTGCCCCAATCCTTATCATTAGAAAGATAGAATCCGGGCTCACCTGCATTGGAAGCTTTAACTCTATCCCAAATATTCAAAAAGAATTCTTTTGTTACTCTGTGTCGTAAAAGAACTACCGAATTGTTGGCTCGTCCTCTTTGCGGGTTAGTTTCCCACCATTGTCCTGCTTTAGCAGCCAGCATCTCATCGTCGTCAGCCGAGAAGAGGGAAATAAGTGCAGCACGCCTAATACCACCAGCGAGAACGGCATCAGCAATATAGCAAATAAGATCATGAACCTCAATAGGTTCGAGCTTATCTCCGTCCTCTTTTTCACGAAACACCCCCTCAATTTTCAATAAACATTCCTTAAGTGGCTGTGGACCTGGTGCCTTGCCACCCGAAGTAACTAGTAGGGAGCCCTTGGGACGGATGTCACTATAATCAAATCTCACCCTAGACCCTCCTAGGAAGTAACTTCTGACCAGGTGTTTTACTGCATCTGCCCAACCTTCGATGCTGTCTCCGATTAAGAACCTTCTAGTTCTAGTGCCCTTGGGCTTATTAATCTCGGGCAGCCTATCAACATGGTGTTTTTGGACTGAGAATCCTACGCCAGTGCCACCCAAGAGTAAAAACATAGTTTCACTGAAGGCACGCCAGTCGTCAACTGGAAGATAAGCGCAATTGAAAACCCTGTTTGGGGCAACCTCAACCGGCTTCCCTCCAAATTGCATTGATCTCATCGAAGGCAAGACTTTTTTGTTCAGAACATAGGTTTTATAAACTTTCTCGATCTCCGACTTGAGTTCCGGGTACTTCTTAGTGTGCATCCGCATATTTCTGTTAACGAGTTCTTTCCAAGTCTCCCTGCGCTTCTTCTTGGGCAAGTACTTGGCGTACTTCATGTGAACTGTTATGTCAGATAAGATGTCAACCGATAACTCTTTACTCATTTCTTAATCTCCTAGTTTCTTTTTTAGTTTTTTATATTTTTCTGTTAGCCATTCTTGTTGCTCTGCCTTTGTTTTGGTAATGATTGAATTAATGCCGCCCTCTTCGCCGGGTGGCTGTACTTCCATTTTTACTTTGCTTGTGTCTATGTGCATCGGGTAGACAATCCCATCCGGCCCATTGCGGTTTTTAGCCACAAACATCCGACCTTTGTTCTCTTCTTTGTGTTCTACTGTGCGGGAAATGCTACAAATCAAATCGGCGACAAAACACTTACTGAAAGCTTCGCTGATTGATTCCATAGTAATAACCTCCGCATTCAACCCTGAGCGGTTCGTTTGAGAAGCCGTCCAGACAGGAATGTCATATTTTTGAGCCAGCCCCCGCATCTCTTCGTAAATATCTCCGAGGTTGTGGCGTAGCTCTTGTTTATATGTAGTGTTGCGAGGACGAAGAAGATCACCATAATCGACAATAACTAGTCCCGGTTCAAAGCCTCTTTGCTTGAGACGATCCAGATGATTCTCTAATGTACCGATTGTTGCAGACTTTGTTGGATACTCTTTAATAATAAGCGTACCTGGGATCTTTTGGATGTCTTGTAAGACTTGATCCTTGTAAGTGCGTAGTTCGTTTAAGGGCACGCCGGTTATACAACTATCGTATCTGTTCCCCACAGTTGTATCCGCAAGTTCCAAAGTATAATGGACTACTGTCCTACCCTGTTTGAGAGCCTCAGCGCCGAGATGTACCAAAGCCATTGATTTGCCAGCGCCAGTTGGAGCTACGATTACACCAAGTTCCCGCTTGCCGAGCCCGCCTTGAATAATCGAGTCGATTTCACCCCACCCCGTAGAGGAGGGAAGCCTGGCTCGATGTACATATCTCTCTTCAAAATCTTCAATAAAGTTATGACCATAATCTGTGCTCAAGCCAAGCTTCATCGCTTCGTTGATTACATTCTGGATTTCTTCAAAAGATGATGTTTGTAGAAGACCCACAGATTTAAGGATAGCCTCCTTGAGTTTTTGCTTTTTGCAGAAGTCTAATGACTTCTCCTTTACATAATCCTCATCCTCGCCATTTACAGAGCCAGTATGGATGCGAGAAAGGTAATCCTTAAGCTGGTTCCGTACTACCTCTGAATAATCCTCCATCTCCGTTCTAACGATCGAAACTATGATCGTAAACGTGGGGTGGACTTGGTACTGCTTCTTGTAGTCAAAAATTAAGCCTACAAGGGCTTGAAGATATTTTGTCTCCAAGTGAGTAATGTTCAGAACCTCTGACATCTGATTAGAAAAAGTCTTATCATTGATAATGCAGTAGGCTAATTTTTCTTGGAAGGATTTTCCAAATTTAGAGAAAGTAACGAGTTCTTCTTGTGGTGCCGACATTGACTACGCCAATCTTTGTTGATTTTTAAAATATGCCAACATCTGATCTAAGTTAAGCGAAGCGATGCCGTCTTGCATTAGCATAACACGGATTTTAGTTTTGTTCACTAACATTGAAGTATTTTCTACTGCCCATGAAAGCTGAGAGCGAGACTCCGGCGATATAACGGGTGCGTACAGTTGCATAATCTGATAGTTTCTGTCTATCAAATCCTTGCTCTCGGCGACTGAGGCATATGCCTTTATGCCTGTTTCGTTTTCTCTGGCGTAAGACAGAACGTCTGCGATACTATAATCCTTGTCTTCCTTCAAAAAGGGAAACCTTTTTGCAACAGTGGCTAGACCAACCCGTGAAACTCCGATCAGGTTGTCAGACTTATCTCCAACGATTGATCTCGCTAACCCAAAGTTTCTTGGATGAATCCCGAACTCTTCGATTAGTCTTTTCTTGTTGATTATTTCTTTACTGGTTGGGCGAATGATGATAGTGTCATCGTCACAGAGTTGATAGAAATCTTTGTCGTTGGACAATACTAATTTCTGCCAGCCATCAAAATACTTTGTTTGAACTGCCCAAGCGATGACATCATCTGCCTCTGTTTCATCCGCTGATAACTGTATGACAGGTAGCTGTT